TCATGACATCCAACTTTTAATTTTGGCTAGATTGGCTTTACGTTCAACTAAGCCATTTGTACCACCATTAATGCGACGGGTTATAGTTAAAACGTCATCACGATCTGCAAGTTCATTCAACCCGTTGTTAGTCCAGAATTTACAAGCGACTAGCAAGCCGATACTCGGAATTGCTACAAGTTCGGGATGTGATTCAAAATCAATGCCCAATGCTCGACCATATTTTTGGTAGTTATCACGGCCAGTCAATTGGATCGGTCCACGGCCCTTAAAACGCACACCATCGCCAGCCATAATATTACCTAGATCTTTTCGACCTTCATAAGCTGCGCCGCTGGCTATTTCTTCCATGTAGCGAAAATTTCCTGATTCATGTGCAAGCTGTGCAATGAAGTGGGCAAAGCGCAACTCATTGTAGAGAATCGCATAATCTTTGAAGTGTACGTTAGCAGCTAATGCCAGTTCTTCAGCTCGGCTTTGATTTGCGCCTAGCTTCTTAAATAAGGCTGTAAGGGTGCTGCGTCCAATCTTTCCATCAACTGCAACACCAAGTGTTCTTTGTAGATTGATAAATTTCATTTCAGTTTCCTATAAATGTAAAAAACCGCCCGAAGGCGGCATTAACTGTTTTCAATGTCTTTTCTGGCTTTTTTAAACTCTTTGATCACTTCAACGATCGTTTTCCCTTCCTGTTTATCTATGAAGTTAAAAATCCAACGGACCAAAGCCCAACCGGGTAATCCACATACAAAGAAGAATCCACCAAGTGCAATCATCCCCCATACATCAGTAACCCATTCATGAAGCCCCCACTTCACAATAATGAATGAGCCACCAGCGAGACTTGATACAACCGTACAGATCAAGCCCACTGCCCACTCTTGTGGTGAGCGTGGCATACGAGTCATTAATACAACTGCTGCAACCAAACCGACTGCTAAAGTCACCATGATTGCAATCCCATATAATTTTAAAAGTGCTGTAAAACCGCTAGTGGAAACTGGTTCCATTAATTTCTCCAGAAAAAAACCGCTAAAAAGCGTTAGTTGTTCGTTGTCCAATCCATCATTGGACAGATCATAAAAAAGCACCCGAATTGGGTGCTCAAAGTTCTTTTAAGGTTTAAAGGGTTTGTAAGATTTTCCCTCCGTTAATCAATTGAGTTGTCAGTGGTGCAACTCCCACAATTGCGGGTCCGCCCGGCCCCGGCTGACCTTCAGTTGTGCCATGGTATTTCCAGTTCCATGTTCCATCATTGGTAGACTTGGTACCACGTTCGCCCCAGTTTCCGCCATCGCCTGATAATGGAGATCCATAACGGTCATTTTGGGTTCGGTAACCCTTACCGGGTACCGAAGCCTCGGCATCAGTAATTTTTAAAACATTGAAATAGCTTCCGAAGTACCAACGCCAGTCTTGTGAGTCATTTGAAACTGGCTGGCCTGTCATGACCCTACCAAACGGCGCACCAGCTCCACCCGGAATACCCTGAACACCATAAGACAATCCAGTGTAAATACCGCTTGGTGTAGCTCCACCACCTGAGCCACCACGCGCCAAAGTTCCACCATCAATAATCAGGTTTAGTTTGCTGTGCCGGTTCAATAAACCGGGTGCTCCCTGAAACCCATCACGGCGGGTTTTAGTAAAGTTATAATCCGGATCCGTTTCCCATGCGCCAAATGCCAAATGAGGCAAGCCACCATCACCACCACGCCCAACAACAGCACCTTTAATCGTCAGATTTACCACCAGATCAGGTGGGAACTCACCAGTATCAATAGCAGGTAATTCTGATGCAGCTGGAACGATATACTCTCGTTTTGGAGGACTAGAGTTGTAGTCAAATTTATAGACAAATCTGGTTTCTGGTCGGTAAGAACTCGAACTTGAAACCAGCGCACCAGCTTCAACTACAAAGCTAATTTCTCCAGTCGTTGGTAAATCACCTCTTTGCATTTGATATAAACGTGCCAGATTAATATCAAGCTGGTCATATCGAATGTAGATCGGTGAATCATCAACCGGCACGTCAATAAAGTCCTTGTCATTGAGGTAATAACGTTCATCGTAATTAATTGCAGTAATGGTATTAGAGAACTGGTCAGCCGGTTCTCTTTTTGCAACCAGATAAGGCAGTGAGCCTTTGGTATCGTCATTAACTACGGTGTAGATAGTATTCACAAAGTCATCGGGACTAAGCTTTAAGGCCCCGTTCGGTAAACGCCCTAAAACTACTTTGTTCTTGGCTGAACCCGGCGTAACGGGAATCAGGTCCACGGTACCATCCTCCATTTGCAAATAAATCACATAACTCTTGCCTGCAATAAAATCTACATCATGACTTAAAGTCAGGATTAAACCCTCTTGCTGTACCACTTCCCCGCTTTGATGAATACCATTGCGATAATCCGCTACAGCAATCCGGTCACGTAAAACCAGTAATTCTGATTCTGGTGCCGCATCAAAGGTAATGGATTTACGTTGAAACCGAAGCTTATTCCAGAGCCGGTAAGCATTGAAATGAGCTTGCCACTTGTTCCGTACACCAACTGATTTCACTTCTTTCGGGTTCTTTGCTCCTTTGTCTGGCAAATAGATATTGATACGACTATCGTCGGTCGGATCCGTGTATTCATAGATCAGTCCATCGTAGTCATCCATCACACCAAAGGTTAGATCATGCTTGTAACTATCTGGAATGATATTCCTGAAGTTAAACAGCATTACCGAGTTATCAGTTGGCCGTTCAAAATAAAGCTTGAGCTTGTTGTTTTGTCGATAAGCGGTACAAAAAACTGCATCACATAGATTGGTGACCAGCTCTTCAAAAGACAGGTTTGTATCATCAATTGTGGTACAGAACTCAGCCGCTAGTGGAGTACCAAAATAATCAACTACATCGTTATATGTGCGATAGATGTTTTCCAGATCAATCTCATCGATCGTACGGCGCCCAATCTTGTCATCAAGTGCCATAGATACCAAAGCATCAGCAAAACTCGATGTTGGGAATAGCTCTGTCGTCATTGCTCCATTTTTATAAGTCGGCAACATGCGCTGAAGATCAAAATTGATCTTGCGGGACTTAACAGATAAAGCTCCGGTCGTTGCATAAGTGCGTGCACGAAAAACCGTTTCATGTTCATACACTGTGCTTTGCAAAGGATAAGCACCGTAAAGCGCCTGCCACTTTACTTCATCTACTACCGTTGTAACCGCCGGTGTTGGTGTTAAACGGCGTGCACGGACACTACAGCGACCCTGAAATGTCACCATATCCAGCGTTGCACCAACTGTCTGACGTGACTTTGCTGACCCCTTTAGGATTATCTGCTTCAGCATTGGATTGCCAATGGCTGCACCAGATTCATTAACCGGCGTTACTTCAACTTCAATCGTGACGTTTACAGCTCCCTGATTTCCACCTGAAGAAACTGTGTAAAGTCCATTTGTGGCCACAAAGTTACATAGCACCCGACTTCGTTCGACATTGTCGAGAATGAATGGACCAATCCACTTCTCGCCAATAGATGAAAGCTTTGGAGATAAAGCACCAGTTTGCTGATTTGATAATTCCTTTAGCTTTAGCCAGTTGGGGTTTACCGCAGCCGGATTAGACAATGCCATACGGTCATCAGCTACCGATAGAACGCCATATGTACCGTTTAAATCATAAGTCTGGCCATTAAACGTGAATGAGGCATTGGTGATTTCTACACGGTCATTACTTACAAACTTAGTGGTTAAATCCGTATTGTTTGCCGTTGCCCGAAGGATCTCGTTTGGATATGCAAAATGAAGGTAGTTCGTACCTTCTAAAGACTGTGTATCTGCAGGACGTAAAACTTGGCCATTAACAGAAGTTTGATGCTGAACCGTTAGTGGCGGCGTGGTAATTTCGGTACCAAGCGAGAAATATGGCTCACCAGAAACAATATCTACACCTGGTCGAAAGACTTCTACCGATGCGCCGGCAATATCAACAATGTTAGTTTCACCGTCATATGCACCGTTAATTTTATAGTGACCACGACCAATACAACCGACAACATGCTCTACTTCGACATTGTTTTCATATACCTTGTATGGCACCGCGATTAGATCAGGAGTATCGTGAGCCGCTCCGTAAATATCAGCAATACGGCCATTCACCCGGATCTTGTTTTCACGGTTTGAAAGTTCGTTGTTTGCCGAAGAAGACTGGTTGTTATTCTGGTTAGTCTGTGCAATTGATGGAGTAGGCATCAATAAAGCTACAGCTACACTTAGAACGATAGAAACAATGGCAGCAACAAGTGCAGGAATGCCTTTAGGATTCTCAATTACGATAAATGTACCGGGTAAGAAATCTAGCTGCTTTAACTCATATGCATTTTTCGGCGTGACTTCATTTGCAAATGAAATTTCAGCATTATCCATATTGCTTGTGGTATGAAATATACGAACATGCTCAGGCATATATTCATATTTTGAAGTAAGCCATAGTCCTATCGTTTCTGCATGTTCAATGGTCTTGTTTTCAGATAAAGGATCCTGCTTATAAATAATCTTAATCATAGTAACTGACCCGACTAAACCCCATCGCTTTAATGACGTCTTCAGCTAAATAAGTAACTCCGCCTTCCATCAAATGTAGAACACGGCCCAAACGAAAAAGCCCCACATGCGGGGGCTTATTTCTTTGTCTAGGATGGAAGGCGACTATGCAGCCTTCCTTGGGCATGGGCAGAGGATTTAAAAGTTTTAAACGTGATGGCAGGAAAGTAATTTTGCCCTTAGGCTGCATAAAGAGTTCAAGTGCTTCGGCCCGATCAATTCCATATAGATCCAATGCAGCTTCATGAGCAAAATGAACACAGTTGTAGTGTGCTTCATCGTATTGCTTATCAAGCAGATGATCATGACTTTTCATACAGCCCCCTTCAATCCACTAAAGCGATCCAGTGCAAAGATATCTCCAGTTTTAGTGGTATTTAATCGCGGTGATTCAGCCTTGAACGTCACAGCTTTGTGATTCATTGAGACACCAGCAAGTTGCAACCCAAGCAGGTAATGAATCGGTGAATTTAGGTTATCTGAACTGTAAATCCGGTAATTTACTGTTGGCTTTACATCTGGATATTGCCCTTCCATTACACGCTCAAACTCATCAGGCAAAATGTCACCAAGTCCAGAAATTGAAACGGTCAAAGTCTGGTCCAGATCACCGAGCATTCCGGATCTTTGAATTGTCATTGGTAGGTATTCGTAAAATACTTGCCCCGCGCCTTCATTGTGCTGAACATACACTCCACGGTCATCATTACGGACCACCCGATAAGTATTCATAAAAGAAGGGTGTGATAGTTCAATACATTCCAGTTGATAAACATCGACTTTCCGATTGAAAAAGAACTTGGCATATTCGTTATCCATTAGACCTCCCAATCCTTAATCAAAGCTATATCGGCCGAAAGGTTAGGCTGGTTTTGAACAACTTCGAGCTGTGCATTTACCCGGTAAAGGTTGCCATTCACTTCATTGGTCTTGAACGAGTTCGGAATGAAGTTACATAGGTATTGCTGACGTGCTCCCTGATCAATCACCAGATCCGCATAGAATGAGGCTGGCTTATTCTGGTAGACCCGCCAGAAAGCCATCATTTTATTGAAATCGGTTTTACTTAAATTCCAGTTCACATCAACAATGTGGCTATTACGTTTTACATCGATGTAATAGCGACCACGACCACC